GTGCGACACAACCAATGGACACGGATGATTACGGACAACGGCTGCTTTCCGAACTGTTGGACGCGAAAGACCAGTACGAGACGTTGAAGGAACAGCTGGCCGCATGGCTGGAAGAACACCCCGGCGAACGAGTGTCACGCTCTGGACACGTCGCAAGACTGGTGGAGGCCACGCGCACCATCACCGACTACAAGGCGTACTTCAGCCAGCATCCGGCAGACCTGACACCATTCCAGAAAACTTCGACAACCACCCGACTCAGCGTAGTAAAGGAGAAGAAAAATGCATGAGTTCATGGTGAACTGCCTATACATCCTCGTCATCGCCCTGTCCATACTTGGAATCACGGGAGTCATCCTCATTCTCACCGGCGCGGTCAAAGGCGTCATCGACCTCATCAACCACAAGAACGATGAAGAGTGACGTATCCGAATGGCTTGACAGCGACGCTTGGGCTGACGTCGAGAAAATGCGCCAGCCCAAGCCAATGCCCCCAGCCAGAAAGAAGAAGACAGTCACCCACTACGCCGACATGACGCCAGAGAAAGCGGAGCACAAGCGGAAGCTGAAGAAAAAGTGGGTGAACGAAAACCACGAGAAAATGCTCGACTATTGGGTGCGATACCGGAAACAGCATCGCGAGGAAACCCAAGCCGCATGCCGCAAATGGCAGAAGAAATTCCGCGAGGAGCATGGCGTCAGCTATCAGACTTGGCGCAACTGGCGTAAAACGCCGGAAGGACGCGAGCGCATAGCCGCATGGGAAGCCGAGCATGGGAAGGAGCAGCAGTGAGGGCTTTCATCTTCGACGAGGCAGGAACAGGCAAAACGAAGCGCAGCATGGACCTGCTGGATGACGCGGAACACATCCTCGTCATCTGTCCGGCAAGCGTCGTGAAAACCGCATGGCTGCCGCAAATCAGCCAATGGTCGCACGGCAAGGCCATGACCATCGACGACTACCGCAAGCATGGTTGGCCGGAAGACTACCGTTTCCTCGTGGTCTCCTACAACATGGCCGGGAAGCTGGATGATGTGCCGGACGGTTTCAGCCTCATCGTGGATGAAAGCCACATGGTGAAGAATCCTAGGAGCGGGCGTTCCAAGGTCGTGAAAGGTATCAGCGACCTTGCCGAGAATGTGTTGATGCTGACTGGCACGCCCGCTCCGAAGGATTTGGAAGACCTGTATGGGCAGAGCGTGGTCATGTATCCGCACGCCAAGGACAGGATAGCCCTATTAGGCGATTCATGGCGCACTCTAGGGGCTTTCAGAGTACGGTACGGTAAACCACACACGATGAACATACAAGGGCGTCTCGTGGTCAAATACACGTATTCCAAGCCCATGGTCGAAGAAGCGTGCCGACAACTCCAAAAGCTCGTATTGGACATTCGACGCGGCGGCAACCCGCTACCATCGGTGGAATGGTTGCCCAGCCCGAAAACAGAACAGGAGGATATGGCTCTCGAACAGTGGACGAACACTCACCAATTGGCCGAAGACGTGTACGCCACCAGTGCGAGCGCCGCAGCCGTCAAACTCGCACAACTCGATGACGGATTCGCCTACAAGACCGAAGACCGCAGCGAAGCCTACTGGTTCGGCGTGTCCAAACTCAAAACCGTCTACAGTGAAGCCAAGAGACGCGAAGACCATACGCCACTGCTCGCATGGACACGGTTCAAAGCGGTGAGAGACGAAATCTACCGCACTTGGACGCCATGCACGGATGCGAAAACATTCCTCGCCATGACCACCCAAGAACGCGCAGGATACCGGCTCATAGTCGCCAACCCGCAGTCCATGGGCACCGGCGTTGACGGATTGCAGCATCTCATCAAAGACCAGATATGGCTCGACCTCCCATGGACATACGCCGACTGGGAGCAGGCCAACCGAAGACTGGTGCGACGCGGAAGCCCCTATCAGGGACAACAGCGCATCATCGTACCGGACACGCCATGGAACCGCAAGGTCATGGACGTGATAGAAGGAAGGAAAACCCTAGATGACATCGTTAAAAACGAAAAACAATTGGGATGAGACGATGGAAAACGTTAATAATGCGCCGCGGAATGACACCGACACGCTCGCGGACTCCATGAACCCGCCACTCCCGCCGTCTGAAGACGAGCGACCGCGAATCTACCAGCGCATCATCCACAATTTCGAACGCATCGAAGACATGCTGACCGGCGACAAGGCTGAAGAGTATGGTGACCCGCAATCCATGTGCCGCCGCATCGGACAACGATGGTTCGGAGCGGAAGCAGCAGAAGCGGACGTGGCCCTCATGATGGCCGAACTGAAAATCGAACGCATCAAGTTCGACCCGACCAAGGAAGACTCGTACATGGACGCCATCGCCTATCTCGCAATGGCGCTCGCATTCATGCAGGAAAGGAAGAACAATGATTAACGTCAACCATAACGTGACGCTTATCGAGGCGAGCCGTGAGGAATGGCGGAAGATAGAGTCCGGGGAGGCGCGCTTCATCCTACGCAACACCCGGTCGCCATACGATACGACCGCCTTCATGGTCTTGGACGCCGACACCGGAGAGCATCTGGGCAACGCCTTCATCCTCTCGGGAACCACGTTCGGAGGCTGGGAGTGCAGCCCTTGGACGTGGCTCATGTTCGCCACGCTCACACGCATGACCGTGCGGGAACTCAAAGAACGGTTCCCGGACGAAGCGAAGATGAAAAACCCGTCCGCATGCGAAATGTACCTGTATGAAATCAAACCGGTGAGCGACACGGAACTGTTGCAGCACCTTGGCAATCCGAACGAGTAAGGAGAAGAAATGCTGAACGACATCACCATCGAACAGTGCGAGGAACATCAAGACCTGATTCTGCCATACACGGAAAAACAGTTGAATCCCAACTCGTATGACGTGACATTGCAGGACACTATCATCATCTTCACATCGGACGTGGAAGACGGTTATGCGGACGGCGGCGACCACACGCTGCATGGCGTCCGCACAGAGTCAGTCAAAATCGACGGACACTACATGCTCCAACCCGGACGGTTCGTCCTAGGCGCGACCGTGGAGAAAATCAGCCTCCCAGACAATATGATGGCCAGATTCGACGGGAAAAGCAGTCTCGGACGACTCGGACTCTGCACACACGTGACCGCAGGATTCATCGACGCCGGATTCATCGGCACCATCACCGTCGAATTGAAGAACGAAAACAGTTTCCCCATCATGCTGAAACCCGGCATGCGAATCGGCCAAGTATCATTCGAATACCTGAACGCTGCTGCGGCGAAACCGTACGGCGTGGTCGGCCATTATCAGAACCAGCATGCTCCGCAGCCAGCGGTGGAGGTTTGATATGAAAGCGGCACCTCGCCAATGCCTCTGCTGCGGGCATGATATGACGTTGGAGGAATGGTATCCGGAAATGCTGTGCGCCGACTGCAAGCAGGACATCGATTCGGCGTTGACGGACGAGACTAGGCAGGAAGGATTGAAGTATCCAGATGAGTGTTATTAGGGAAATGGCCGCAGGACTCACAGGCCGCTGCTACCACTGCATGAAGAAACTCACCACGAAAGAAAGCATCCTATATCAAGGACTCTGCACCGAATGCTGGAGGCTGCGCGGTGGCCGTTGAACAAGACTGGCATGACAGCATGAAATACTATCTCAGCCCCGAACAGGCGGACGCCGTGAAAATGCGAAGCATCGCACGATACGGCAAGGACACGCAGACCACCGTCTGCATGGAGGAGTGCGCCGAACTCATACAGGCAATCAGCAAGCTCAAACGCTACAATCCCGAAGACCCCACCAACAAGGTGGGTCGCAGCGAGCTTATCGAAAACCTGTACGAGGAAATGGCCGACGTGCAGATATGCTTCGACCTGCTGGTCGAAGTCTACGGATTGAAGCCGAGCGACCTACGCCGCATGATGGACCATAAGATGTGGCGCATGAAGCGGAAGCTGGAAGCGCAAGGCGAGAAGTTCTAATGGAAACCCTGAAACTCATCATCTGCACCATCATCCTGCTAGGATTCGTCGCAACCATCATGCTCGTATTCGACGCATGGGACACGCGCATCTTCATCCTATATGTGGCGACGGCAATCATAGCGATCACTGGATGCACACTATTGGGTGATTGAAAAAGAGAGACCCCCAGCATGAACCTTGCTGGGGGTCAGGGAGAAACCAAAGGAGGGCTGTTGGTAAAAACTTCCAACAGCCCTAATCATAGCCGGTCAGCGGCACATTGTCAAATACCATTCACTGCCGGACTCGGTGCCGATGGCAATATACCTCGGCTCGCCCGAAGAAGCGCCCATATAACGGCCCCACAGGAAGCCGTCAGCATAAGCACCCCAACCATCCAACACGACCTTCTGGCCGTACACATACTCTGCAACAACCTCGCCCTTCACGGATGGTTCGGTACGAACGTTCAGCGAATCGACCGAAACCTCATACGAGGTGGCAATCACAGTCGGAGACGGGGAAACCACCGGCACCGGAGCCGGATTCGCCGGAGTGTTCGCACCCACGCCAGCATACTTATCCCAAGCGGCCCTGTCGCCAGCGAAATAGTTCAAATCAAGCGAACCAGCATAACCACCAATATGACCGTTCGAAGTGTACTGACGCATCGGATACGCCACGTAAGACCAAATCGAATCGGCATCCTGCCAGCCGACCGCATCCATGGACGCGTAGCACGCCTCCCAAATGCCGCAATCATGCTTGCCGCAGATGTCCTTGATGAACGGGATTTCCGAACGCTGCGCATACACTAACGGCTTCACACCAGTCAGACGAATATACTGGTAAAGAAACTCGTCCAAGTAGGCGCGATTGCCCCATGCGGCGTTATCGTCGCTCTCCCAGTCAACGCACGGCACGAACTTGCCCAGATAGCCCTTGGTGTGTTCTGCGAAGAAATACGCCTCTTCCGAAGCGTTCACGCCACGGATGTAATGCATGTAGCCGACCGCAAGACCACGGGCCGCAGCAGCCTGAATCTTCGCATCCGCGTCGACCCACACGGAGTCAACCAGACCATGGTCGTTCGAACATTCGCCGGCACCCCAAGTGCACTGGACCACGACACCATCCGCGTCAATCTTGGAAACGTCGCAATCGGCCTTCCAATTGCTGATATCCACAAACCTCATTATTCGGAAACCTCCTTAATATGCTTGCCATTAATCTTCGCCTTTTCTGAAGTGGCGAGAGACGCCGGACTGATTGAATCCGTCTTGCCGCTCGACGCGACGCACGTCAGCACGCTGGCAATGGCCGCGACCAAGGCGATGCCGCCGACGTTCAGCCAATCCACGTCGAACAGGCCGACGCCACCGACCACTCCGGCGGACAATGCGGCCTGACATGCGGTGCGGATTGCACGCTCAAACGTGTCAACCCAAAAATCCTTAGTGAACAATATTCTGCTCCTTACTATTGTCGTTTTCCAACGGTTCTATTGTACCTCGAAGCTCGTCCGGGAGCCGTGGTTTCGGATGCCGTTCCAAAAACTCCGGGTCGAGAACATGGCAGAGTTCGCCCAGCCAATGCCCGATAGCCCGAATGTACGAGGTTTTCAAATCATCCTGATAGCGGAGCCTATCGCGCTCGCTGACGAATTCGGCCAGCTTCTCATCCTGACGGTCGATTTCACGCTGCATGTTCAACTGTGCTTCGGAAAGTCTTCGATAGGCTTCGGACAGGTTGGTCTTGTTGTTTTGCATCCATGTGACGAGTGCGACGATGATGGCGCAGACGCCGGTGATGAACGCTACGGTGACTTCAGTGCTCATATGGCACTATTCTACCCGATATAGTAGGAGAGAATGGTGGAAACGATACGGTTTCCAGTATTGCCGCCAGAATATTCGGCCCTCACGGTTCCGTCAGTCGAAACGGACGCCACCGTCGGAAGGTAAACGTCTCTCGAAGGCGCGTAGCATGATTCTGTGGCAGTCGGATAGAACCCGCTGTTGTTCACCTGTGCGATGGCGATTTTCGACCCCCAGCCGGTCAGATTGATGCTATCAGTGGTCAGGCTGATATGCGCCACGCCACCGGAAGCCCACATGTGCACTTTGTTCTTGCCGAGATGAATGTCGCGCTGCGGCATGTTCCATCCACGCCACTTATCGCCTTTTCTGACATAATCGCAATTATCGGCCACATTATGCAACAGTGTCCCTTCGGGCACCGTGGTTAGGGCGTCGCGCTGCGCTGAAGTCTGCACCAGCAGCATGTCACCCTTCAAAGCTGCGCCAATATACGTCTGCGTGATGACCACGCCGCCGGCGGCAGTATTCGACACGCCAGCCGGAAGCAGCACTTGAGCCAAAGCCAAAGCGCCATCCGGAACGTCGGGAGCCACAGGTGTTGCAGCGGCCACGCCTTTCACGACGCCGAAAATCGGATTGTCCGAACTGTCCGACATTGGGGAGCGCGTCTCGTTCTGCTTCACATACACCACGTCGATACGCGAATTGGCGGACGGTGCCGCGGACAATGGCACATTCGCATTGCCGTCATTCTGCACCAGTAACGCGCCGTAACGGTTCAATACCGCGTTGAACGGGTGCACCGTCACGCTCATGGAATTACTGTTGCCCGTTACAAGATTGTCCTGCGAACGGTCGAGAATGCCCGCGATGGGCATCATTGTCGTATTGTCGCAGACGAAAAGCCCGCTCATGTCGCGGCGCGCATCCAAAAACGACGCCTTGCCAGACACGGCGAACAGACTATTCCTCAATGCCATTGTCAATCTTTCCTTCCAACGCTTTCAAACGTTCCTCAAGCCGGTCGATACGGTCATGGGCGAGATGTGCCTCATGGATGGCCCACACGCCCAGCATCGGATAGTTGATGCCGCACGGCTCATAATCGTCATTATACTCGACGAACTGCCCCAAACCGTTATCGTCCAAATCTTCGGCAATCATACCCAAATGGACCGTCGCACTGTCACCGTTCAGATTCACGTCATCAATGTAACGGTAGAGCGTCCAATCCACGGCACGCATCTGCTCCAACGTGATTTCCGGCATAATGAAATCCTGCTTCACCCTGCGGCTGGACTGGGCGGTGCCCATCGTGCCATCGGACAACGCCCACACGGCACGCCATGAGCCGGTCGAAAACAGGTTATTGAAGGCGTTCGTCGTATTCGTGCCGCCACGTCCCGGAGGCAATACGCCCCAATTCCAAGCATTGCACTTCTGGTCGATGGTCGTACGGTCATACGAGTTGCGGTTGATGGATGCGGCCACGGTCTGGTCGATGTTTTCGCTGATATCCAACACGCGCTGAATCGCCTGAGTCAACTGCGAGCCTGACGGCTTTTCCAATTCGCGCAGTCGCCGACCATACTCGTTCAGCGTGGACACGAGCTTGTTGGTCGCCTGAGCAGGATTCTTCACGTCAATAACGTTTTCCTCCGCATCATCATCGACCAATGGCGCGCCATCCGCCTGCTCGCCTTGATGCACTACGATTTCCATTACTCCACCGTCACTTTCACACCGTCGAACACGTCTCCCAACGTGAACGTAATCCAATTCGAGCTTTCATCGGCCTTGATGCCGGTGATGCGCCGCGTATGTGCGCCATCCGTATAATACCAGTCGCCCTTCGTCGTGAACCTGATATAATCGCCGACCGTATAGTTGGCGAGCGTCTGATTCACGGAATGCAAATATCCGCGATGCACTTTCGCCTCGGTGGACGATACGGGTTGCCAGTAGACTGCCGCCGCCTCGTTCGCATACGCCTGCAAGGTGTTTTGCAGTTTCACAGTCGAATGGCTGGAATCCACGCTCTCCCAGATTGGCGCTCCGGCCTTCTCCAGAATGTCCGTATAGGCGGATACGACGAGCGTCTTATCATCCGACTTGCCGGACGTGAACCATTGCAGTGAGGCGAGCTTGTCGCCATCGTCCGTGGCTGACAGTGATGCGATGCCCGGCTGCATGGCTGACGCGCTGAAATAATGGGTCTCGCCACCCAATAGTGGGTGACCGGTCTTCATATGCCACTCGTAACCTAATCCGTCAGCCGTGCGCGTGGGGAAGAATCCAATATCGCAGCCGTTCTGATAGTTCGTGATGTTCGTCAATACTTCGCCCACATAGTTGAGGTCTACGGCCTGATAGTTCGCTTCCGACTTGCCAACCTCCGCAGCCTCCAACACGACGGGCACATTGCTGTTCGGCCAGCTCATCGCCTGTTCGACGAGATTGCGCGCGACCGTATTCCATGTGACATTCTTGTACGACGTGTCGTATTGCGTGTCAGGCGAACCATCCGACTTGATGAGGCTTTTCCCTTTCGCCTTCGCTGGAAGAATCGTCCTATGGTCAAAATACGTCCACATGCCCGAGGCAACCAAGGTAAGGATGCCCGAGTCGGCGTCATATTCGCGGCGCATGAGCACGCCGCCGACCATAAGCCCATCATCCTCGGCGACCATGACGGTTTTGCCGATGGCCGCAGTGTTCCTCAAATCCAACAGCCGCGCATCGTTCGCAATATATTGGACGCGCGTATCGTCGGACGAAGCATAGATGGGCACTTTGACGGTCAGCGAATCCGTATCGTTCAGTTTCATCTCCCATTCCGCCGACGTGTGCGGCAATGGGATGATGCGACGTCCGGTCAACAGGTCTGCGAGATAGATTTTCACCGCCAAGCCTCCTTCCATTCGACGGTCATGGATGGTGTGCCTGACTGCACGCCCAACGGGGTGAACTGTATCGTCGCATCGCCGGAAGGGCGGAACCAGTTCTCTTCGGTGAGGAACATGCTCAAATCCGACTGGTTTTGGAACAGGACGCGCTCATCGTCGAAGTCGAACACCATCGTCTCGTCGGGATTGATTTGACGGTGGAATTCGATGGCTTCACCGGTTTCGATGCAGTGGATGCGCACGCCTTCCGACAATCCGCCACGTATTTTCACGACAAGATGCGTTGGTGCGAAACCGCTGCCGGTGATGATGACGCGTCCCGGATTGCCGACCTCGCCTTCGGACAACGGGTCGAGCAGCGGGTCGGTAATGCCTTCTCCGTCTGTAGGCACGCCGACGGTCTGCGAGCGCAACGGCCCATACAGGTAGGGTGATGGGGCGAGCAGGCCAATCTGGAATGCGGCCTTGCCACGATACCGGTATTCGTCCACGGTCATCGAGCGGAGTTCCGCATCGCAGGACAATGCGACGCCAGCACCCTTTTGTACGATTACGGTGACCAAGCGTCCGGCCATGCCGCGCAGACGGCGCATCATCTCGTCCGTATCCTCGACCGTGCTCGTCGCATAGTAGCCGTTGATGGTGATGGTGCGCCCATCATAGTATGTGGTGCCGGGAATGGCGTTGCCGTCAGCCCTAGCCCAAGAATCCTGTTCGGTCTTGGCTGACGGCAAATCGTCGAAACCGCTCATGGACACCAATGTGAACTCGTGTCCGGCATCGCCGTAAAGCGTGATGTCACCAACGGTGACGGTTATCGTGCTCAAGGTCTGACACTTCCAATCATCTCATTGTTCAAAGCGTATCCGAATCGGCGGGCCACCAGCTCCACGTCGCTCAACGGGCTTGCCACCACATTGTCGATGTGGACGCCGCCAGCATACCGCTGGTCGCCTGCCGACACCATTCCAGTATAGTCTTTCAGCTGCGGAGCCGACACCATGCCAAGATTGGCGGCGTCAATCTGGTCGAAATCCAAGGAGCTGAGCACGCCGTCAACCTGACCGCGAACGAACGCGCCTTGAGCGCCGATGGCCTTGCCGAAGTCTCGCATAAGATGCTCGCCCGACACAGACGTGTAGCCGGAGCCCGAGAACGGACCGACCTTAGCAGGAGAGAACGGGAAGAAGTCTCGAATCTTCTGCAACGCGCCCTTCACCGCGCTTTTCACGTTTTCGACCGCGCCGAGAATGCCATCCTTGAGACCGTTCATCAACGCCGCGCCGGAGTCCAGCAGCCATGAGCCAGCTCCGGAGAACAATCCCATGATGCGGCTTGGAATGTCGCTGATTTGACTGAGAATCCTACCGCCCAATCCGGCGAACGCGCGCGCGATGTTTCCGATAATCGCAGGAATCGCGTTTACGACGGCCATGAAAATGCTTGGGAAGTTCGCCGCAATGCTGGTCACCACGCTGATGAAAGCGTTCAACAGCATGGGTAGTCCGTTGATGATGCCGGTCACCAAGCCGCCGATGATGGCGGGCAGCTGGTTGATGATGGCGACGGCGATGCCCGGCAGCGCGGCGGCCAATGAGGTGACCACACTGGTGATGGCGGACATCAACGCGGGAATCAGCGTAGGCAATGCAGTGGCGATGCTCTGTCCGATGGATGGGAGCGCGGCCACTACGGTGGCACCCAACGTTTGGATGCCGGAAGCCAAGGATGCGCCGAAGCCGCTGATAAAACCGGCGATTGCCCCGCTATTGTCTCCGATTGCGGAGAACGCAACCTGAATGCCGGTTATCAACGCCTGACCGAGCGAAGTCATGAGCGACGGAATCTGCCCTGCCATCGTAGCGAACAGCGTGCCGAACGTTTCCAGCATAGGCTGGCCGTACGTGCTAATGAGGGCGGGCAGTTGGGCGAACATGCTAGAGAACGCCTGCGTGATTTGCGGCAGGATTGCGGTCAACGCCGGTCCGAGCGTCTGCCCCACACTCACGAGCGCGTTGGCGATGCCGGGAAGCGCCGTGGTGACGCTGGAAACCATCTGCGGCAACGCTGCGGCGAACGCGTTCGCCATGGCAGGCAGTTTCGTCTGCACGCCTTCCAATGCATTGTCAAGACTCGACTGCCATTCCTCGAACTTGCCAGCCATCTGGCTCGGGTCGAGTTTGAACAATGTCTGAAATCCGGTGGTCAGGCCGGTGAAAATAGCGCCTGTCACACCCAAGGAGGAGGCGATGCTGCCAATCTTGCCGATTGCCGCACCGCAGCCTCTCACTGCCGCGCCGAAGCCCTTCAAAGCGCCGGAAGACACTTTCAACGCGGCGGAGCCGATGGCGGAGAATGCGACCTTTCCTGCGGACGCCAGCGGGGCGAACCGTCCGATAAGACGGGTTACGGCTCCACCCAACGTGGCGGACAATCCTGCACCGACCGTCTTCGCCGCCGACGTCAACGGGGTGAACGGATTCTGCCCCTTGAACGAGCCGAAAATCTTTTCCGGAATGCCACGGAACGGAATCGACAACGTGGACGCCGCTTCCGACCCGAACGATTTGAGACCGCCCTTGATGGAGGAGAGTCCATTGCTTACCGCCGACCCGAGTTTGGACATGGTGCTGCCGATGCCGGTCGTGTCCAGCATTTCGCTGAACGCGGTTTTGAATTCAGCCGCCTTGCCCTTCACGTTCTCGACCATGGTGAGCACGCCGGATTCGACGTCGGCTCGAAGGACTTCCATCTTCGTCTTGGCCACAGCGGACGCGCTGGAGAAGATTTCGGTGAAAATCTCCTTGACCGGTGCCCACTGCTGCGCAGTGTTCGCCGCATAGTTGGACAATCCGGCCTTCAGGTTGCCGAACGTCTGCATGATGCTGTCGGACGCGGACACCGCCGAGCCGACCAAGGGAAGGAACACGTTCGGAATGTTGAGGCCGGTAAGCTCCTTGAATTCGCGACCAACCTGCACGAGCTTGTCACGGTAAATGTCGGCGCTTTGTCCAGCAGTGTCCAGCGAATGGTAGATATCCGAATCCACTACGATGGTGTCGGCGGCGGCACGAATGTCACGGAACGCTTGGATGAGGGTTGGAGCCTTCTTCCGTGCAGCCGTATCCACTTCGGTGCTGAGGGTTTCGAACGCTTTGAGGAACGCTTCTGGAAGCGCTTCAGCGTCGGAACCCATGGCGTTCAGACCGTTTTGGAGCAGCTTCACATTGTCGGACACCTGTCCGACGCCGTTCCACAGGTTCACCGCGGCCTGTTCGACGATGCCGAAGCCTTCCGCGCCCTTCTGTCCGAAGCTGAACGCGCATGAACCCAAGCCTTCGAACGCGACATTGAATTTGCCGAGCGCGTTCTGCACCCTCGTCGATTCCGACAATGTTTTCGACATCGCATCGGCCATGGATGCGAGCTTGTCGATTGCCGCGGACGATGCGGACACTGCCGCGCCGAACACGCTGGTGAAGCTGGAACCGAGTTTGATGAGCGTGTTCTTCACGCCGACCAGTGCGGTGCCGATGAACGGGATGCGTGAGGCGAACCTGTCGTTCGTAACGACCATGAGGGAGAACACGGTGGTGCCGATGACGCCCACCGTGTTCAGAATGTCGCCCAAGGAGGTGAGGAGGTTGATGTTCTGCGAGTTCGCGCTGATGAGATTCGTCAACGGTGCGAGGAACTGTTCGACCTGCTGCGCGTTGAATGCCTTGTTGACTGCCGGGGCAAGCTGGTTGACGAACGTTGCGGCCAATGTGGATGCCGCGTTCGACAATGGTACGAATCCTGCGAGCATTTCGCCGAACGTGTCCACCATGCCCGAATTGGAAATGGCGGTCAACACCTTGCCAAGATTCGCTGACAATGCGGTAGCGGCTTCCGCAGACCTTACGCCAATCGTGTTTTTGATGCTGTTCCACGCGCGGTCAGCCGTGACGGGCATGGCGGAGAACTGCTTTTCGATGGCGGCGGCGTTTTCCAGTACAGTATCGTACAGGTCTTGGCCGCTGATTTTGCCTTCTTTGCCTAACTGTTTCAGTTCGCCTACGGAAACGTTGAGATGCTTGGCGAGCATTCGTGCGATTTGCGGCGCGTTCTCCATGATGGAGTTCAACTCGTCGCCGTTGACGATGCCCTTGCCCAAAGCTTGGGTAATCTGGCGCATGGCGCTGGACGCTTCCTGAGTGGAAGCGCCCGTGCTGACCATGTTCATGTCAAGCAGTTTCGTGAATTTCGCCGCATCGGCGTAGTTGGTCACGACTTCCGGAGCGAGCGTGCGCAGGCGTGCGGCGGACTGGATGAAATCGTCCGTGGTGACGCCGACCTTGTTCGCGTATTTCAGCGACGCTTCAAGAGAGTCCTTATAGTCTCCGGTGGTGCCTACCGCGTTTTTCAGCATGGCGGTGGTCTGACCCCACTGGTTGCCCATTTCAACAATGTTGGACGTGACGTTTTTGACGGCCTTGCCGACCGACACGACCGCGGCGATTGCGGCGGCGGCGTTCAGATACTTGTTGAGGTCGAGGTTTGCGAAACTGTTTCCGAAAGCGTTGGCCGACCGCTGTCCGCCAGCGGTAAAGGAGGCGAACACGCTGTCAAGCGCGCCTTTCACGCCTCCTTGCAGGTTAAGATTCTTGTTGAACGAGCCGGAGAACAGTTTGGACATGCCCAAGCCGTTCGATGTGAAGAGGCGGCTCGTGCCTGACGCCAGTTTGGGCTGGACGGCAGGGGTGAGCACCGCGCCCTTGCTTGCCTTGACAAGCGCGGACTGCAAGCCTTCCAACGATGGGAGTACCTGTATCCATGCGGTCGCGATGCTGCCCTTTGCCATCTACTATTCCTTTCGGTGAAGACCCAACGCCTTGTTGATGTCTTCAGTGTTCATCGAATCGAGTTCGTAATCCTCCTTTTTGGTGTTCTTCCGGTTTTCCGGCAGTACGCTTTTCGGTTTCCGCCCCTTGCCGGAGTAGGGGGCGAGCGTTGACTGTTGGATGATGTCCAAGAGTCGTGCGACCGCGCCGAACGTGCCTATGAGTTTCGCCCGTTCCAATATGGTGTATTGGCGTGGACTACCGTATTGGCTTGCGAAATCGGCCAAGATTTGGCTGTCCCACTTGTCGGGGTTTATTGCATAGGTCAGTCTTTCGACGGTGATTCCGTAATTGTCGGCAATTTTCCCGACAAGTATTCCCATGCGTCGAGAATGTCATCGTCGAATGCGTTCATGAGCTGCTCGTACTTGTTTTCCTTCAGGACGCCTTGCATGAGCTTGTCGATGAGCCACATGGTCTCCATGCCGTCTTCCACGCCTTCGGAATGGATTGCCTGCTGGAATTTGCGGTTGCGGAGGAGTTTCGCGTAGGCGTCGGCCCATCCGTCGTTGAAGTCTTCGATGGTGATGGTTGGCTTGCGTTTTGCCATTGGTTTTTCCTTTCGGATTGCGTTGTGTTCCTTTACAAGGATACCCCACATGCCGGTCAAGATTGAATGACATGGGGGTATTGTTCCTATGCGGCTGTCACGGTGAGACAATGGACAGGTCATCGAACTGTCCATTTTGCGCTTCGCAAACAACCTGTGCCTTTACCGGTGAATCTCCTGACTTGAACTTTCCGGAAAACGGTGCCCAATGTCCAGTGACTCCCGCCATGTTTGCATATTCAAACAGGATGGACTGCGTATCAACGTCCTTCACTATGACGCGCGAACCAATCGGGTTAACCCAAGAGAGGAAGTAGAATGAGCATGCGAAAGTTTGATTCGGTGGAATAACGAACTGGTCAGAAGACCCGCTGTCACCATGTAAAATCAGTACGTTCTCTCCACCATGCGCAGCAGAGTTCTTGTGAATAAGACCTGTTGGAGTCCACTTCACATCACCCTCTTCGAAGTTTCCGTTCGGAACCAGATTGTCAACAAACTCTCCAAAATCGTAGGCACCATCCGAGTTCAACACACTGGCATACCGCGCCGCACTCCAGATTAACTGACCAGCCGTAGGGTTCTTCAGAATCTTCAGGTCGAACCTCGTACCCTTCGGCAGGGTGAGAACGCCAGTATACAAGCCATCCTCACCCTTGGTCATCTGCACGCCCGAAGCTCTGGTCCAAGGGTCTGCCTGACCCTAGTCACCGAGAATCCACATGATTCCGCCTGACGGTACCGTTGCATCGCGGACGGTGACCGTAAGGCTCCGATTTGGAGAGGTTACGCTTTTGGGATGGTGATGTACTGGGTCTGAGCCGGAGCGTTGGCGGTCGGATAGGCGTTGATGGTGAACTCGAAGTTCACGAGGGCCGTATGCACGTGGCTGATATCGCCGGTGATGAGGAACGTCGCATCGGACATCACGTTGCGGCGCTTGCGGCCACCCTTCAGCATCTCGTCGATGACGATGACATGATGTTCAAGGTCGCCGGCCTGCTCCTTGACGGTGATGGTGCCATCCTTCGACTCGGATGCGGCTTCTACTGTCACGTTGGCGGAACCGTAGGCGACCTTGAGGAGGTCCTCGTTCAACGCTTCGATGCAGGTGCCCGTCCAAGTCTTGGAGAACGTCGGGTCTGCCTGTGCGACGGTATCGCCGCCTGCGGCCACGATATCATCGCCCGCGGTGAGGGATGCCGGTTCGGTCAGACCGTCTTCGGACAGGTAGCCGAGGCCGACGAACGCCGCATCCAGTTCGGTGGTCGCGTCGGTTGGAACGGCGGTGCCCAGTGGGGCGACCCAAATATAGCCGGACTTGTTGGCACTCGCGCCCGGCTTCGAGAATGTCACGTTTGCGGAAGACTGCTTTGCGCCCATCTCAATTCCTTTCGTAGTTTAATCGGTGGATGGGCGGCGTTATTGCCGCCCATGCGTGTGAATGGTGTCACTCGGTGTCGTCGGTGGTGGCGTGAGTGATGGCGTAGAACTTGCTGGTACCACCGATGAAGCCCCAGCCGATTGCGACCTCGGTGCGGAGCATCACCTTGTTGACGGCACCCAAGTCGCCTTCGGCGGAATTGTCCGGATTGCCGGAGTCGAACACTTCGAGGCCGGACAGCGGGATAGCGCCCCAGACGAAACGGTTGGCGAAGTCGCCGATGACCGCATCGAGCACCTTCTTGGTCAGCTGGCCGGAGCCGGTGGCCGCGGCAGTGTCGGACACGGTGTTGGAGGCTGCGAGGGTGACGCCGCCGAGGTTGACCATGTTGCCGATGAGCGGAACGTCGGAAGCATACTGGGTCGGCGTGCCGATGGTGGTGAGGCCGTCACCGATAGCGGCCAAGTAGGAGGAGGTGGTGACGCCCTGAGCTGACGCGTCGCCCTGTGCGGCGACCTGTCGCACGGCCTGCTTGAACGCGGTGGCCGCTTCCGCTCCGGTGCCCGGAGTGTAGCTGATATCGCCGGCCTTGTCGAGCACGTAGCCGTTGGTGCGTGCGACGGTGGATGCGGCCTTGGTGGCCGGATTCACGCCGAAGATGGGGGCGAAGTCGAGGGCGCGGCTGATGGCACGGTTCACGTACGTGCGGTACTGGTCGAGGATACCGGCCTGATACGGCTGTGCGAGGATGCTCTGAAGCATGGTCTGCGGTGAACCGGCTCGGAAGGTGGCGTCGGTCGGATTGTATGCGCCGTCAACGCCGAACAGCTGGAGGAACTTCTTCGGGAAACGGTAGGAAATGTAGAAGGTGATGGGGTTGATTGTCACGACACCGTTGGTGGCGTCATTGGAACTCTTCTTCTTTTCGGCTTCGGTTTCGCCGGTGGCTCCTTCGCCGAAGATGCCCATTTCACCGGAGAAGTCGATGGTCTGCATCTGCGTGCCGATAAGGTCGATTGGAGTGCTGTTGGAAATCTTGGCGATGGCTCCGGCAGCGGGCTGGTTGGAAATCAGCTTGCGGTCTACGAAGCCCGGCTTCAGTTCGATTGTCGCTAGGGACATGACTGCCTTTCATGGTAGAGGAATGGCGTCGGCCTTTTGTATTGCGGCCCCGACTCGGCCTCTACCACGATTGTTTCCGGCTGTGTGCGCCTCAACCCCACGGTCACCCGGTGGGTATGCCCATGCATTGTTTAACGACCGTGCTGGGCGGTTCAGGTCCGTACATTCTAGGGGAGACGGTCGGGCTTGGCATAATAACGAAGCTTCGAATGTCTGCCGACCATCTCCAAGACATAGCATAACACCCCGTCTGACTTTTGTCAAACGGGGTGCCGTGCAAACCAGAATCACAAGAGAGGAGCTGCACATTGCTGCGCAACAGTTATCATTCTACCACCTTCTCGTCGCAGTTCGCGTTCGGCGTGTCGCGGGACTCGCGATATGGTCGGACTTGGCGCGATTGCACTGCATGTGCGCTGGAACGAGATTGTCCATCCTGTCGCTTCCGCCAGCCGCGCGCGGTATCACATGGTCTGCGGTGAACGCCAAAGGATGCGCCGTATTATGGCCCCAGTAGAACGGTTCTCCGCAGTAATAGCAGGGCGCTCCCGTACGCTTGGTGCGCTCGCGGAGGATGGTGCGGTTGCGATGGTAGAGTCCAGTATCCTTGCCCATTTCAGGCAATCACCTCCCTGACCTTGCGTTCCTTCGGACGGTTGACGCCACGATACCATGCGGCGATGCTGACGCCCTTCAAGCCAGCCGTGGTTTCGGTCTTGCGTATCGGCGCAAACTTCCACTGGTCTTCCGAACCGGATTTGAGCTTCTGCGCGTTCTGCACTTCAGCGGTCAACTGCGGATTGTTCGTATGCTTGAACCGTCCCTCGTTCAGCAGGTCGAGGAAGCCTTGCTGCGAGGCGAGGAATTCGGTGCCGGTCAATTGGATGACGTTCAGGCCGCGTGGAAGCATGTCCCTTATCGGATTGTTCAATCCGCCAGCATCCAAGATGAGCGTGGTCTTGCGCGGACGCGTCTTCAACTCGTCCACGACCCACTGCCATGATTCGGTGGTGGGGCGTTCGTCCACGATTTCGCCGATGATGTACGCCCACTTGTCGTAATGCTGCGAACCGACCGTGACTTCTTCGGTACTGGCGGCGACGCTGAGGGCGAGCGTGCTGGTTGCCGGGTCGAAGGTGAGCGCGTAGACGAGCGTATCGCGGTCATGCTGGAGGTCGGAGTATGCGCTGTCCCACAGGTCCATCGGGATTGCGGGCGGAATGCTGTCAGCCCACCATAGGCCCAAGTCTTGGATGCGGAAGTCTATGAGACCGTCAGCGCCACCCTGTTTGGCTATGGCCACGTCGGTGAGGAACGCTTCGCGTGGAATCACGTCCGGGTAGAGCGGGTTGGTGAGAGCCCACAACTGTTCGTCTTCGATGTCCGCCGTCTCATCGTCGATGCCGTAGCGCACCGCATACGACATGTCATCGTTCTCCGCATTGTCAAGGAACACGTTGAACGTGTCTCCGATGGACGAGGGAAGGAATGGGGTGCCCGTGTAGATTATCATCGCCATGCGGCGCGTCTTCAACGTCTTGGAAATCATCGCCTCGTATTCAGAGCGAAGCTCCTGCGCCTCGTCGAAGATGACCAAATCGAACGTTCCACCCATTCCAGCGGAAGCGCTCTTGCGGGAGCGGAACCGGACGAACGCGCCGTTCCTCAACTGTAGGCGCTCGCGGCCCATGGTGGTGCTGAAGTGCGTGACTTCGGCTTTCAGTTCGGGATTCGAGTCGATGGCGTCTTTCAAATCCTCCATGATTTTGTTGGCGGCTATCTGCTCGTGCGCGGTGACGAGCACGTTCAGTCCGAGCACGAACAGGTAGTAGAGGATTGGGGCGGTGAGGATTTTGGTCTTGCCGTTCTGTCGCGGCATGTTCAATGCGACGCGCTTGTATTTCCATGTGCCATCCTTCTTGCGTTGGAAGGCGTTGTTGAGGAATTCGACTTGGAACGGGAGGATTGCGTTTCCTCGACCCCAGTTCACGTATTCCGCGGCCATGATTGCCACGTCGGATGTTGGGCGGACGTTCGCCCTCCAGTTTGGATTCTTCACCAGCATGTCACACCACCTGATATTTCTTGAGGATGTCGGCGTCCGCGCCCTTGCCATAGGCGTCGCCGATGGACGCGATGTCCTGCGCGGTCTGCGGGAACGTCAGCTCGTAGTCCAATGTGATGCCCAATGGTTCGAATACGGCGTTCAAATCCTGTTTGATGATGTAGATTCGGCTGACGAAGCTTTCACGGTTGGACACCAATGATTGGGTTGTCGCTCCGAGCGTGTCGAGAATCTGCGCGTCCTGTGGGGGGAGTCCGGTTTCCATTTGGAAGCTCAATACCGTGTTTTGCAGGAGGGTTTTGAGCTGTCCGTTGTCCCATTGGCTGAGTCGTTTGACTTCCGGTCGAACGATGGTGTCGTGGTCGTCGTTGGCGTCGAATTTCGTCCAGTTGGCTGGATTCTTGTTCGGGTCGGCTTTGATTACCACGTCGGGGGAGGTGCCTACTACGACCGGCTCGGGCAGCATGAGGTGTTCGAGGTTTTGGGAGATGAGGCCTTCGATGACCATTGCACGCTGCGCCAACAGTACTGCTTGGTCGGTGACGGGCGCGTGGCTGAGGGTGAGGCATCGGAGGTTTTCGTCGATTTCCTCCGCGTTCTCGTCATAGCAGCGACCGTCCAAGCCTACTGCCGCGACCTTTTCCAATGGCAGGGCCGCCGTGGGTAGGTAGTCGGCGCTGAGCGGGTCGCCGTCCTGCATGAGGAAGTAGGAGTTGACGCCGCCGATGGCTTTGGAGAGGATGCGGGTGAAGCTGCGTTTGCCGACCGCGCTGAAGTTGCTGACTCGCACGCGCATGGAGTATGCGTTTTTTACGAGTTCAATCCATGGGAATGAGATGGTCTGTTCGTCCACGATGGTGAGTGTCATGAGCGTTTCGCTTCCTTCGCTACGAGTTTCTGCAAAGTGGTTTTGGGTGTTTTGGCGGCGGTGGTCTTGCTTTTGTGCGAATCGACTTTCACCGCTTCGTCGAAGTTTTTGGTCATGGTCATGAGCAGCTGCATGAAGCTGACGTAGTTTTTCTGCGCGTTGATGGCCATGCTCATGTTGTATTCGCGGTCATCGTCGGCTGTTTCGGCTTTTCGCGCGTACTCTTCCATGTCGGAGTAGGCTTTGTCGATGAGTCCGTTGACCTGTTCCATGCGGCTTGAGAGGGCTTCTTCAGTCTTCCCTGCCATAAATCCTCCTTAACTGTTTGGCCATTTGGCGGCGTTGTTCTCGATACCATCGTACCATTTCGGTTTTCATGATGGTGCGTCGCGTCGGGCTTTCATGGTATTGCGGGTCTGTGTTGTTGATGGTTGGGGTCATCATGTGAGGCTGTTCCTTACGTAGATTTTGCAGTCGCATCCGGCGTGTCTTACCCAGACGCCGTAATGGTTGGCGTCGTATGGGTGCCAGATGCCGCACCGTTCGAGGCACCATGCGCATGTTTCGCCTACCGCTTCGCGTACGACTTCCGTTGTCGAGTCGATAGCGAACAGGTTTGCGGTCGCCTCCTGCATCGGCTGTACGGCCAGTTCGCGCTTATATTTGGCGAGGAAGTCCCTGACGGTTTTTTCGGAACGCTGTTGGCTGAGGAGCCAGCCGATTTTCTTGCCGAAACTGTCGGAGTCGAGTCGCTCCAATCCTAGTCCTGCGGATTTTTCGGCGACCTGCTTCCAGATGTCTCCTAAGACTTTGCCGGCCATGTGCTTGTCGCCGCTGCTGGCTGCTGCTTGTGCTTGGCGTACCTGTTCGTCGGTGATGATGTCTTTGGCTGTCGGTGAAAGTATTTCCATGAGGTCTTCGACCGACTCCTGCGTGGTTTTCAACTCAGATACTCCATCTGGTAGTTGTATACGGTTGATGTGCGTCCGTCTTTGGTGGGTTGCGCGTCGGTGGTGTTGAGCAGTGGCGCGCCCATGATGTCCCAGAGGCTTTGATTGTACCAGTCGGTCAGTGCGTCGCCGATTTCGGCGCTGAGCGTGTTGTCGGTTTCGCCTGTGAGGTCGCGTGTGACCACGGTGATTGCCACATCCAAGTGTCGGATGTATGGGGTGATGTCGGATGCGTTTTGGCGGGTGACGATGATGAGCGGATACTGGCTGGGGTTTTTCACGGTCGGATACTTGTCGTATACGCGCGTGTTGAGCCGTTGGGACAGTCCGTTGATGATGTCTTCGACGATTTCGCTGTCTTTGCTCACAGTCCGAATCCTTTCAGCGTGTCGCCGGAGTGCGGCGTCACATGGTATTTGATTTCCGTTCCTGCTCGATGCGTTCCGTTGAATGTGCTGAGCGTGCGGTATGTGGTCATGATCGGCGGCTTGCCCCTGTATGAGTCCGTTCGCAATTGCGGCATGATTTGCGCTGCGACACGGCGGGACTCCTGTTGGAATCCCGCCGACTGCATGACGAGGTTGGTTGCCGCGTTCGGTGCGGCGACCATGATTTTAGCGCCTTTGAGTCTTGCCATTAGTATTGCACCTGCTTCGCGTTGAAGCTCCATTTGAACGGGTTGAACATGACCCTGTTTTCTGGGTCGATGGGCGGTTTGATGGAGGTGACGCGGTAGGGGTTTCCTTGGTATTCGAGTTCGCCGCCGACGATTTCCGGTGGCGTGTCCGGGGTGGTGACGTGGATGGTGAGCGAGTCCACTTCGGTCATGTTGTCGTAGGTGCCGGTGTCTTCGCTTGTGGTGTTCGCGGTCACTAGGGCTTTGAGTGTGTATTCGTTTTCGCCGGTGGTGACGGTGATTTCGTGTGTTTTGAGTCCGTAGTGCATTAGAGCTGGAACCTTGCTATGGTGGCTCGTCCGACGCCTAGCTGTTTGAGTTGGTTGCTGGTGAAGAACACGTCGTCCGTGTTGCCTCGCCATTCGCCGGTGAAACTGTAGCCGCCCGCCGTTTGGGTGAACGTTTTGAACGCGCTCAGGTCGGTGTCGCTGTCGGACATGGATTCCTTGCGGCTCACGTCCTGTGCGACGCTGACGCCGATGATGTCGGCGACCATTTGGCATGTGAGCTGGTCTTCTTCGACTTGCTTGTCCAAGTCGTCGCCTTGGTTGCGGTACATCATGCGGAGCACGTTGGATGCGGCTCCGCGTTTGCGTTCCTCATAGTCCACGAGGTCGATGGGCACTTTGTGGCGTAGGTACGCTTCGGTGTCTTCGACGGTGGCGAGCGGCTTCAGTTCGTCGGTCAATTCTTTTCCTTCCAATCGTGCATCGAGAGTCCCAGTTGCAGGATGCGTTCGGCGAAACGTTTTACCAGCTTGTCTTTCTCGTTTTCGTCCAACTCCATTGGCGAAGTCACCACCATGTCGTCGTCGATGATTGAGAGTGTTGCCGGAACGTTTTCGTCGCGCATCATCATGCCGAGGATTCGGATGTCACGCATGCGCCGCACCCATCCAGTCCGGCGTCTTGGCGGTCGGTTCGACAGTCACCGGCGTGACGCGCGTGCGGCTGTTGACGCTAGCTGCGAGCTGCTTTTCGAACTCGTCGAGTCGTGTTTCGTCTTCCGGAAGGAGTTCGGCGCTCAGACCGTACTGTTCGGCGATGGCGTTGCGTTTCGCCTGCAACAGTCCGAGGCTGATGCCCTTCTCCTTCGCCTCCCTGACGCGTGCTTCGGTTTCCTCGGCTAGTTTTCGGGCGTCTTCGGCTGCTTTCTGGGCTGCTTCGAGCTTTTCGCGTTCCTTGGCGAGCTTTCGGCTGATGATGGCGTCGAGCTGGGCTTGGGTGATTGTCGGCTCCTGCTGTGTCGTGGCCGCTGGGCTTCCAGTCGTGCTTTCAGAGCCTCCCATTCCGGTACCGGTCGCATTCGGGTCTGTTCCTTCCACTAGTCGGATTCGCTGATTGCCGTATCGTTTGAAGTTCATACCAGTCTTTCCAATCTTAACCGCATCGTGAGTTCCACGATGTCCGTAGCAGCATTATACGCCCTGCGCAGGTCAATTCGCGCCTTCAGCGTTTTTGGATTGTCATAGTCGTCGGGCAGTGCGGTGAGCTGCCGTCCGAGCGATTCCTGAATGGCGCGGGCTTGGTTTTCAATCGTTTGGATGGATGCAGTCAATCGTCATGTCCTTCTTGTAGGTCGCTACGAGGCAGTCGTGCTCGTAGCCGCCTTCGTCCACGGTCTGTATCGTCGTGTAATGCACTGGCGTGTTTGCATAGTCGGAATACCATGCGAATACGAGCATGGCGGTCAGTGTGATGGCGATGATTCCGTAGGCGATGGTGGTGTACAGGTCGCGCATTCGTGCTCCTTTCCTAGCGTTCGTCCGATGATGGCGCAGGCCAGTGCGGCGCTGCGCGTGGTTCTTATTCTAGTCCGGTGGCCGAACAGGATGCAGCCGTTTACGGTCACATGCAGCTTGGCCAGTGTGCGCCCGCATTTCGGGCATTCGTAGACGCATGACGGCCAGCGTCCGGTGGGGCGGATTGCCACATCCACCCCATTCCGTGCGCCGGTATCGCAGAGTCGCCCGATTGGGTTGCTCACGCGGTTTCCTTCACGCTCTGCCAGATGCGTTCGATTTCCGTGTCTCCGAGTCCGCTGATATGGCCGCGGAGCATGAGTTCGTCGTGGATGTTGGTTTCGTTGTCTTCGTGGTTGTGGAGGCGTCCCCAAGCCCAACGGTAGAGCGTGTCGTTACGGCGTCCTTCCGGTACCGGAGTGAGGTCTGGCCGTCCGTTGCGCGGCACGTCCGATTTGACTGCGGTCGTTTTGGGCATGGGCTTGACGCCGTATCCGTGTTCGACGAGCCAGTTGAGGAGTGCGAGCGGCGCTTCCTGCGCGTCGGTTTCGTCGCCTACCAGCCGGTAGAAGCCGATGCCGTCGATGTTGGAGCCTGCTCCGAGCACGTAGCCGCGTCCGTCCACTTTCACGTCGACGGGAATGCCGTCCGCATGGTTGGTGTTCTTGAGCTTGCCGGTCCAGCCTTCGGGAAGCCTGTAGTAGGCGTGGATGCCGCCATGGGTGGGCGTGTGCACCATGAGGGTCGGCGCGAGCATGGGGCGGAGGATGTTGTATCCGTGGCGGCTGTGGTCGTCCTTGGGCGCGTCCATGTCAATGATGATGTTGCCGGGCTGTGGGATGACCGCGTACACGTCTCCTTGGCCGATTTCCACCGTATCCTCCTGCTTGCCGCTCTTCCAGTTGCGGACGGCTTTCGGACTGTCCGGGTCGGTCGGCTCCTTGTGGAGTTTGAAGCCTTCTGGCGCTTTCACGTTGACGAGTTCACCGCATTCCATGATGCGATGTTCCATGTCGGTTTGGGTTTCGGGCACGGGCAGGTCTTCGAGCAGTGGGAGGCGGCTTTCCTTAATCTCCTGCTCGTAGCGTTCACGGTAGGGTGCGAACCGGTCTTCGTCGATGACGACGCGGACGGAGCATACCTTGCCGTCGATGCGCTTGCTGCGCAGTCCGACGCCGAGCATCTTGTACGTGTCGCCGCTCGTGTGGCCGACGTATGGGCAGAGGCGCGTGTCGGCGTAGCCGTTTTCGCAGATTTCGTTGACAATCCACATGGCGCGTTCGTCCAATTCCTGCTCGCTGTCGTTGAAGCTGATGTCGCGGTGGATGTCGTCGTCCAATGGCTTGTCGGCCCAGAGGATGGCGCTCGCGAGCATGAACGGGGTCATGCCGTACTGGTCGATGAAGTCGGCCAATGGCTGCATCTGCTGCGGGGTTTTGCGTCCGGCGAACATGACGGGCACGAGGCGGCGCATGTTGGCGTCGCCGTTGCTTGTGGCGAGCGGATGGTTGCTTGCTATGACGAGCGTGGCCTGCGAGCGCACGTTGACGCTGTTGCGTCCGACGCTTCGCGCGTGGATGGTGTCGCCGGTGGCGATGCGTTTGATGATGCCCATGTCCTTGTCGGTGAGCATGTCGCCTTCCTCGTCGTACGCCCAGTAGCGTCCGTCGAGTTTCAACGCTTCGTTGCCGCTTTCGAACACGCTGGTCGAGTTGAGGGCTTTGATGCCGATGCCGCCGGCCTTGTCCGGGTAGGCGTCGCCGAGGCGTCCGAGGAGGAAGCTTTTGCCGTCGCCGCCGTGTCCGTAGAACACGTAGAAGAGATGCTTGTATGGTTCGAGGAATGGGGTTGCGAACATGCGGAGGAGGTTTTCGCGGCTTGCGTCGTCGGCGGCGAGTTGGGCGATGAACTTGTTGGCCTGTTCGACGATTTTCTTGGTCTTCTTGCGGTCGTTTAGCCATGGGCTGTCGTCCACGTACAGGTATGCGCTGTTCTCGTCGGCTTTTTCGACCATGACGCTGTGCTTGCCTTGCGGGTGGAATGCGGTGTCGCCGAACAGCATTCCGCGTGTGAGGCGGGGGAGTTTGAGGGTTTCCGCCCGGAACATTGGTTCGAGGTTGCGGACGGCGTGGTTTCCGGTTGGGAATCCGAATTCTTCGGACAGGCTGCAGATTGGATGCCACGTGTTCGGCATGTCGCCGCCGAGCCAGTTGGTGTCGCGGGCGTACATGGTGTCGCCGTCCTCGCTGAGGCGCAGGTCGCCGTTTCTGAGCGACCAGAAGGCGTCGTAGTACGCGTCGTTCCAGCGTGGCTTGCCGGTTTTGTCCGCGACGGGCATGGCGACTGTCTGCAACCGGGCGTCGGTGAACGTGTATGCGCTGTTCTGGTCGGCCATGGTGAGGCCGTTGACCTCACGGGCTAGGCCGTTGGGGATGTTCCGGTATGGCCGGATGTCGAGCGCTGGCGGGTCTTGCGGCTTGCGGAATGTGTGACACATGGTTGTCTCCTTGTGGTAGAGTTGTTTTCGTTGATAGTTCAACCCTAGCACACTCGCCAAGAGTTCGCAACTACGGTGTGTCGGAAACCGTTTGGTTTCCACACGACTTGTGGGCCGTAGGAAGCGTAGGCGAGTGTTCTAGGGTTTTTTTTTGCCCTTTTTTTGTGTGACACGACTTGACAACCATGCCCGGAGTGGTGTATATACGCGCGCGCGCGCGCCTCACGCGCTTTATATAGATAAAGGACCACCACCACCTATATACCCTTATATTCCTACATTACACACTACACTTATTGGGGTTTGGGAGGCCATCCTCGTGCACCCGCGTGATACACCATGACACGCCAAATGTCAAATCAAAAGTTATCCCCAACTTTCTGTGACATTCACAATTCCTGACAAGAATTTATAGCCCCTAACTTGAGTTTGTCCACAGGCTAGGCGTTGGAAATCAGCCAAAACCCACACACCGGCACGCCATTGGCCGCTAGACACAGTTCCCGTCGAGCAAACCCACCCCAACATGGTCGCCATAATGTGGTTCGACGCCTCGAAACCGTTGGAACGACGCCGTAACATCGCCTTTACAGATGGTCGCAGCGCTGGCGGGCCAAATCTTCACAATTTGCCGAAATCCGCCGATTTTCGGCGTCGCACCGTCTTCGCGGTGTCACGCATAGTCCCGTTGCGGACGGACTGCGCCATGGCCTTGGCGGCGTCACGCATGGACCGCCGTTGGCGGACTGCGGCGCGGCCATGGCCGCGGGCGGAATGATTTCCTGACGTCAGGAAAATGGTTCATGATGCACAGGTCTTCGCGAGACGGCCATTCCCGACATGGCCGCAACTGCCGGAGGCGTGGATTCGAATAAAGGCCCTTCTGAGCGCCTTTCATGGCAAATACGTAAAAGTATTAGGGTTCGGCGTGAAAACGCGTCCTAGGCCCCAAAGAATGGCTCTCAGATGGTTCCTTTCCCATTTGCCCTCGTCGGCGCAATTGGCGAGGCGTGCGGTGAGGCCTCGGGCGGGTCTTTTTCCGGCACCCCCCCCTGTGGGCGGTGGGTCTCTCCCCCTGATATTGGGGACCGTTATCGTTTTCGGGCATGAAAAAAGCGCCCCGTGTGGGGCGCTGTGTTGGTCGGTCCCTTTGGGCGACCGATGCGGCTGCCATGACGTGAGAGGCGGCGTCGTGAGAACCGTTCTCATTAGGCATTCATTAACTGGGTTCATCCGTTAAGTGTGTTCATTCATTGACCAACGACATGCGTTAACCTATGACATACATTAAGTGGATTCATCTGTTAACCGGGTTCACAGTTCCCGGACTCGGCTGGTATTGAGAATCATTCTCACGACACGCCGACTTGACACATGACATCAAGTCCGATATATTATAAGTATCAACCAAGAGATGGAGGACAAAATGCATAAGACACTGAGCGGCAAGGGATACGTCAAGGACGGTGAGGGGGTGTTCATCACCTCAGCCGGGGAGGTCTACGCCTACCGCGACGGGGAGCTGGAGCCACTGACCGTCACCGACGACCCAAGGGGGTACGCTGACCTTGAGGGCAGCTGGGCGTCAATCGCCTGAGCGCCGGTGGGGCGGCACCCTCAATAGGGGGTGTCGTTCCACTGCCGACATGTCGGGCGGCACTCAGGGCGGTGGGCAGTCCCGACGACTGCGACACGCCGACTTGACGCATGGCAATAAGTACGGTATATTAAAAGCATAACCAAAACTACAAGGAGTGATTAAAATGAGTGAATATCTAGGCACGTTCGAACTGCAGCCGCAGCATGACGGACATAAGTCCTTTTACGGCAAGGCCGTTGTCGAACGTTGGGACACCGCAAACGGCATGATCTACGTGCTCAGGTCATACGGCACCACGGTAGCGACGGTCACGCCGACAAGCGCATGGGGCGTGGTGCCCGAGACCTATGAGGTCAAGGTGGCCATGGGACTTCTGAGCGCCACGACATTGCGCCATGTCAAGGAATTCCTTGCGCAGACGGATGACATCTTCCGTGGAATCACCCTACCTTGGCTGCGCAAGGCCGTCAAGGACGGGCGGCAGATTGACGGGGCCGTGCGTGAGCCGGTATGCCGCAAGACGTTCACCATGGCCGAGCTATGACACCATCCCCACCGGCGTGATTGCGAAATGCGACACGCCGGTGTTGACAACAGAATACCAAAATGATATATTAAAACCATAGAAACAAGAGGAGGCAACAATGCAACGGCAAACATTCATCGACCACATGAAGGAGCGCGGATACAGCATATCCGCCACCATCAACGGCAACATAAAGGCAACCAAAGGGGATATCACGGTACGATTGGTGCCGCTCGCCAATTACGGTGTCCACATCGACACGCCAACCGTCACCGCGATAACCGCAAAGGACGCCACGGACGCCGAAACGCTACACATCATCGACGTCCTGACCATCCAGCCCTGACAGCATACATGCGGGTGCAAGTCCCGCAAGGGCACGAAAAAAGCCGTCTATTAAGGAAGTGGTAACAATGGCCGACAGAATCGCAATCCTTGGCGGAGAACCGTATACCAAGTGGATAGACCGCAGCGGCACACCGCAATACCTTTTCAAAACATACTGCAACAGGTGGCCGGACGGCACCGCCGAGTGCGTCGCAATCGGCGATGAATTCTATGTCCGCACTCAGGACGGTGAAATGCGCCGCGTCTACGACGACACGGATTTTGAAGACGAAACCGCATGGTGCGCGCAATGCGGAACACCACTCGACCCCAGCAGCGCCTACTATAATTGCGACGCCTACGGGTGCGACGCAATCCTCTGCGAAATGTGTGAGGGAACTTCCGAAGGCGACCGCTACTGCCCGCGCCACCGCGGTAACGGACTTCTCGGGTCACCGACGGAAGCCGAGTACACCTACCCGTACGCCTTCGGCGACGGTGACCAGTTCACTTTTGGCGTGGAAGTTGAGATTGAGTCCGAACTTGACACCGACTTTGCGACTGACCTTATCGCCGGCTGGGACAATGACCCGTCATTGGGTACCGGTGGCGTCGAGCTGCAAACCAATATCCTCACCATGGCCAAACTTCCGGCACTGCGTGAGCTTATCGAACGCATCCCCGACTATGGCGATAATGCGGGCGGCCATATCCACGTGGCCCGCACGCCCAATCAGTGCGCCAGCCGTTGGTATTGGGCGCTGCGTGGACTGGATGAGACACAGTGCGAGCGCCTCAACATGCGCCACATGTCCGATGATTATTGGTGCGAACTCAAGCATGGCGAGTACAGCGGCAAACGTACCGCGGTGAATGACGAACATGCAGCCACTATCGAGCTGCGCACGTTTGACTGCTGGTATGCGGGCAGTGCCGACAAGCTTGTTCCGGCGGTCAAGTGGATTCGCGCCATGTGGCGGTTTTTCGAAAAACACCCCCGCGGCACCGTTGGGGCGGATGTCATCGAACAATACGCCTCATGCATGGCCGACAATGTGAGCGACACGCCACGCCTCACCCTTAAGGAACGTCTCGACGCGGCACACCGCGCAGCAGCCGCGCGTAAAGCCAAAGAGGAGCGGGAGCGCAAGGAGCGTGCCGAGAAGATTCGTCGCAACGTGGAAGCCAATGTCAGGGCCTCACGTCGCGCACGCGCAAGCCACGGTGACACGCGCCGCGCATGTCAGGCATGGCGCGACAATCGGAATCGCCGATTAATCCGGCGCAAGGATATCGAGAAACGTCTCACCGAATCCGTATCCCCCTACGCTTTTCCCTCACGCAACATGCGGCCATTGCACGTCTATCTGAAGTGCGCAACGAAAATGATTGTGGACCATGGCGAGTCGTACCGCAGCCTAGACCGTTTCCGTATCTACCATGCTGCCGGCGGTGAGGCGATATGGGATGGTTGCGACTATTTCCGTCGCAGCCGCGTCGACGCTCAATGGATTCTTGGTAACATTTTGCGCAGCCGCAAGGCGCGCGCCTCCCATGGCAAGCCAACCGTGGAATCGCTGGAACGCACCGCATTGCGCCTGTACAAGCGCGCCGGACGCCCCGAACTGTGCGCGCGCTACGCGCAGATTCGCGAGAATACCGCCAACGCCTGAAACCCAATCATCGGGGGCGGGAACATCCCGCTCCCACCGTTTAGAAAAGAGGAAAAACACAATGTGTGTGATCGTAACCGCAGTGCCCGGCGCAATGCCGGAACCGTACGACATTCTCGCCATGAGTGAGGCTAATCCGGACGGTGGCGGGGTCAGTTGGTGGGATGGGGAGCGTCTGAGGGTGTTCAAGAACGTTGACCCGCTGAAGGTGGTGGGCTTCATCTTCAGCCATTGGGAGCAGCTCAAGCATGCTCCATGCCTGATTCACTTCCGTCTCGCAACGCATGGTGCCGTCGAACCGCGCAACTGTCACCCGTTTCGCACTGACAGAGGGTATATCGCGCATAACGGTATCGCATACGATTACGAAGATGGGCCGCATGAGTCCGACTCGCGCAACATGGTTGAAGCGTGGATTGACAGCGGATATGATAACCACGTGTTCGACGGTCAGGGGCTAGTGGCGCTTATCACCCCCCATGGTCGCCTAAAATGGCTGGAGGGCGCGCCGGTTGAATACAGTCGTGGTGTATGGGTTTCCAATATGTTTTGGAACGTCTGATAGATTTTCGGGCGTGTCGTAAGGCACGCCCTGATATAATAATAATGAAACCAAAGAAATGAGGTAACCAATGAACCAGTTAGAATATTTTCGTAGCAAGGCTGCGACATACCTGAGCTGCCTATCTAATAGTGCGCTCAACGCCGGAGCCGACGTGGCGGGCACCATAGTCGCATTCGAAATCGCGACGCCATACGCGCCACGAGACTATATGAATGCGCTCTCCGCATGGTTGCAAGGACGCTACGACGTATGGCAGAGCCGCATAGACGCCTATGAGGCCGACCCAACCGACGAAAACCTTGCGGTCATAGCCAGACTGGCACTCGGCGAACACACCCCCCACACCCAACAGGACTACGACGATATCGTGGAACGCGCATACCGACTCGCGGTAGACGAAACGCTTATTCAAAACGAACTCGAAAAAAGGAGGAACAATGACAAATGAAAAACGCCACGACGACGTGCTCAGTCGGATAGCTGCCGTACAGCAGTCGGTGGAAGCGGTGAAACGCACCACCGAAGGATACGGCTACAAGTACGCCACGTTGAATGACATTTGGCAGCTCGTCAAGGCAAGCATGGTGGAAAACGGTTTGGGCTGGACCGCGGTAAGCGCAAGCGAAATCATCGGAGCCGACACGGACATGCCAACCGTCTACAACACGCTCACCGTCGCAGTCTACGAGATTGCGCATGAGTGGGAGAATCTCATGGACATGGTGAAGCATGGGGAGGCGGTCAGCAGCAGCTACACGTATCCGGCAGCAGCCGCACAACAGGTGGGCAGTTTCGAAACCTACTATAGGCGCTACGGCCTCATCCATCTGCTCGGACTCACCACCGTAATGGATGATGACGGAAAAGCCACCGCCCCCCTCCCACACCCGTCCCTCACTGAAGAATTCAACTGAAAGGAAAAACAATGGCAAACGACATGCTCGAAATCGAAGCAGTAGGCGAAATCCGGTTCGTCCACATCAAGGAAAAATACCAGTCCGACTCGGCGAAACAGCGCGGAATCGAACCAAGCTACCAGTTGCAGCTCGCACTCCCGAAGAACGGGGACGCGCATAAGGAACTCGTGGCGTCCGCGAAACAGTTGGGCGTGCGCGCCAACGGCGACAACCTCCGCTATAAGGACGGCGATTTAATCACCCTCAAGGACGGAACCCAGCCGCAGCGTGGCAAATGGCTCATCAACCTCTCCTCCAAGTGGAGGCCCAGCATCGTAGACCAGAACGCCAACGACATGGAACTGGCCGAAGAACCGGGCGACGGCACGCTCGCCAACGTCGCATTCAAAATCGGCAGCACGAAGGAAGGACGCCTCACCTACTTCCTGACCGGCGTGCAACTGCTGCGAGTCGAAAAGAACAACACCCCCGCCCCCCACAGGTTCGGCGCATACACGCAGCTGACCATCGAAGACGAGGGTGCCGGAGAACCGGAGCCGGAGTTCTGACCCGACAATGAACGCGCCAATCCACTACAGTGACGACACGCTGATTGACGCGCTCACCACCTGCATGAGTATCAGCCAAGCCGCGAAAGCACTCGGAGTGTCACGCGGCTGGCTGTTCCCACATGCGAAACGGTTGGAGCGCGAAGGCAGAATCCTACCAAAATCAATCATGCCCGCATATTTCAAACCGAAGGATGAACAATGACG